ATCCCGCCCTTCGGTACGTGGGCGTATTACCGCGAAGGTAAGTAATGATCGATAGCCGGCTGATTAAACTAATGCCGATTGTGGCGGAAAGATATAATGCGCCCGGTCGGCATTACCATAATTGGAACCACATTGTTGAGTTATTTCGTTTAATTCATTGGCACAGTCTAGAATTAAATATCTCACAATATCTGGCGATACTTTTCCATGATATCGTCTATGTTCCAGGTTCTACGGAAAATGAAGCCAATTCAGTAAATGAAATGCGCTGGATAGCGGCGGGAATGTTTACCGGTAAAGAACTGAATGATGCAGCAATAATTATTCTCGATACTAAAACGCATGTTCCGACCTCATTCGATAGCAGAATGGTATTGGATTTGGATATGGCAATTTTGGGCAATTCAAAAACTCACGCAGAATACGACATGGCGATTCGTAAAGAATTTAGCGCATATCCGGACCATGAATATTACACAGGTCGTAAAATGTTTTGTGAGGCAACATTGGCCCTACCAAACATTTATTGGACAATGATTTTTAATAATGCGTATGATGCAATCGCCAGAGAATACTTGAAAAACTCAATTCGATTTTGCAAAGCAATGCTGCATGAAACGTAAACGTAAAGGTGAGCAGTTTCTGGTCATGTGGGATCAATACGGTCTTGAGGCTATATTCTCATGCAGTGAATGGGAAAAGAAACATGAGGAGTGGTCCAAATCGAACATCTTCTCGATTCTGAAAAATCAACCCCATCCACCCGCTCCGGGTATTCCGCTTCAACACATGATTCTCAGGGCCCAAGCTAATCAACGTGGGTATGAAATTTATACGTTTGGTGCACAAGATGGTATCCAAAAGAAAGACGTTGAAGACCTGTTCAAAAATAATCCCCAATTTATTGTTGACTTTATTCGTAAAAATGGTTCTAAGGTTCTAAGCACCCGTGATACGAAGAAAAGGGTGATAGAGTAATGATGTATATTGGGACAAGTTTGAGCCGGTGTCTGATTAGCCTGGGAAAAAATGAAGTCCAACTTAATCAGGTTCTGTGCATTATAACGTCAACCAAAGCCGAAAACATTGAACAATATCGAAAGATTTTGTTGACGTACATCGGAGTACCTGCGATGGCGCCGGACGTCGATCTGGAGAGAGAATCAATGTGGAAGATTGGTTTAGAATTATGGGATACGGGCAGGATACATCAGCCGCGTTTAGTCGCAGATGCATACGGAGTTGGCGGAACCGAATATCTTACTAGACATATTCCGGAACTGAGCAAATCGGTTCTTTGGTTACATGTGTTGCCCATTAATACAAATGCAACTCCGGCTGTTGTCGCAGCATACGAACAGTACCGAATACTCGATTCGTTGACCAAGTAATTGGGTAGGGAGTGTCCAGGAATTAAATTAATTCCGGTTTGCCAGCGTTAAATACTATGAGTTAGTTAACAAGGAGACTCATTTTATGGCATTCACAAGACACGTAGGAAAACACGGTGATCGTAAGGTTGCAGTAGTATTCAGAGAAGTACCTGGCGAGCCGCATATGTGCCTAGTAGTCTACACAGAATTACTAGGTATTCAGGTTCACGATCCACTAATCAAGTGTATCGAAAGCGATATTGGTCAGCAAAGTGAAAGTCTGGCTGATGCATTGAGCCGCACATATACATTGAACGGTGCACCTATTCTCGGCACACTTCATGCAGAAGGAAAACTGAAAAAGGTCAATACCGATTTAATCGTTATGACTCCGGCGCCAAACACTAAAATCAAATTATCCGAGTTGAATAAAATTCTGGATGAAATGAAATTAGGTGAGGACGCCGTTAAGAGATTAGCAGACATTGACAAGAGCCGCGGCATGCAGGATCCAATCGCAGTTGTCGCAAACAAAATGCGCGGGAATAAAAAAGCACCGGCACCAATTATTGCTGAGGCAGGTGAAGGCGCGTTAGGTAATGCACAGTTAGCTAAACAAACCCTGGATCAATCAGTAAAGATGGAAGCAGAAGGACAAGGACTAATCGCTGAGGCAAAACGACTTAGGGCCGAAGCAATGAGATTACATCCTACTGTTGCTAAAGCGCCGAGGGTTGAGGCTAAAAAGGTATCGGTTGTTGAAGCATCCGCCGCAAGGGTACGAAAAATCCGATCTAAAGTAGCAGCATAAAGTTACTTAAATGTCTCCCGAATTCATCCAGAAATGGGAACATATTCTTGCGGATGTTGAGAAGCAAAAAATACCGATTCAGTTTATTAAAAGAATCATTATTAAACTGCAGGGCAAGCGGCAGCAAACCATCAACATCGAGCGGTTTATGAAACAGGGGTTGATTCCTGATCAGGTTGAAGCAGCAGTTAGTAGGAAGCTGCAGGAACTTGACGATCAAATTGTCAGCATAGAATTTGACTTAAACGTTCAATCTATTGCCGATGCAGTCCAACCGGAAACTGATAAGTTTCTTAATAAGCTATGAAGGCGATCTTAGCCTGTGACCCTTCCGGTGGCATAGGCTATCAAGGACGATTACCATGGTCTTTTTTAAAGGATGATCTAAAACGATTTAAAGAACTAACTGATGGACAAGTTATTGTGATGGGGCGTAATACTTGGGAGAGCCTACCCAAGAAACCATTGCCAAATAGGTTGAATCTGGTGGTAACGTCTAAGCAATTAGACTTACCGCCAGGTGCCATCTCTATTCCATCAATCGATAAATTGGGAGACTTCAAAAATGTCTGGGTAATCGGCGGAGCCCAATTATTACTGAGTTGCTGGAACTCAATAAATGAAATTCATTTGTCAAAAACGTATACCAAATACACTTGCGACACCTTCATTAATCTAGTACAATTAAAGAATGATTTTGCGTTTATTGATGCTAAATCATTGATCGACCATAAATATGAAACCTGGATAAGGAAACGCAATGCGACAGTACCTAGACTTACTACAGGATATACTGAATAACGGAGAAGAAAAAGATGACCGGACTGGAGTAGGAACACGGTCAGTATTCGGACGACAATTACGGTTTGATCTTCGAACCTCATTCCCGGCAGTAACCACAAAAAAATTAGCGTTTAAGGCATGCAAGGGAGAATTACTTTGGTTTTTAGAAGGATCAAGTGATGAACGACGCCTTGCAGAAATAACACACGGGACCAGAGAAGGTCCAGTCACCATTTGGACGCCCAATGCATTAGCACCATATTGGAAACCTAAGGCCCAATACGAAGGTGACCTAGGTCGAGTATATGGAACACAATGGCGTGAGTGGAGTTTTATCGAGGATGGACGAGATAACAAAAAGGTCATGGAAAATCTCCTCACTGAATATCCAGACCTAAATGATGATGTTGACGATTTTGACTTCATTCCTATCTTTCATTCAATCGATCAGGTTGCTAATGTAATTGAAGGACTAAAGAAAGACCCCAACGGGCGCAGACATATCATCAGTGCATGGAACGTTGGAGAGATCGATAACATGGCTCTTCCACCTTGTCATGTTATGAGTCAATATTATGTCAACAAGAACAAGGAACTTAGCTGCCACATGTATCAACGCAGCGTGGATGTTTTCTTGGGTCTCCCATTCAATATCGCAAGTTATGCTTTGCTCACAAGTATGTTAGCGCAGGTATGTGATTTAAAAGTCGGAGAATTAATCATTAGTACTGGTGACACTCATATCTATAAGAATCACATAGATCAAGTCAAGGAACAGTTGACTAGGGAAATTCTCCCACCGCCAACGCTAAAATTGAATCCTGTTATTACTAGTATTGATGCGTTTACTATGGCCGATATTGAATTAGTTGGCTATCAATCTCATGCTTCGATAAAGGCAGAAATGGCCGCATGAAACAATATGTAATACATGAAATCAGAATACGCGATGATGCGATGACCTCCTCACGCACGGGTTATACGGAATTAGTAAAATTTTACGGCAGTGAATCCTTTCGCTGGATAAGAGACCATAGTCCAGAAGAGGTAAACACAGAACAAACATATTCTGATTACGGGTATGAACGTATTCTATTAGTTCGTGCCCGTTTGACCGATGTAGATTATCTATACTGGAAGCTAAAATACACATGAGAATACTAGTAACCGGTGGCTTAGGGTTTATAGGATATAACGTAGTTAGTTCATTAGAACGACTAGGTCAAGAAATTATTGTAACTGATAATCGAACCCTGTATCCACCTACTACTCAAATAGAACTTGATACGTTGATTAAATTACGAGAAAATACTTTGTTAGGTACGGCTATCGTCTATAATGTGTCTATCAACAATGCCAAAGCTATTTTCGAAATACATTCCCCTGATATAGTTGTTAATTTAGCAAGTCCACCAAGACAGCAAGCGGTAAGTGCAGACCCAGCAACAAGTAGCCAAACCATGAGCGAGGGGCTTATCACATTATTAGAACTTTGCAGCACTCACAAGATCAAGAAATTTGTACATATTAGCTCAAGTATGGTGTATGGCAATTTTGTCAATGATGTTGTAGAAACCGCAGTATGTAACCCAATCGGGCAATACGGAATCTTAAAACTAGCAAGTGAAATGCTAGTGCGAGATTATTCACGTAGATGTGGGTTTGCTCACACAATTATCCGACCTAGCGCCGTGTATGGACCATTGGATGTAACCGATAGAGTAGTTGCAAAATTCTTTTATACCGCAATGCAGGGTGGAGTAATGAAGGTTAATGGATCCAATGAAACCTTAGATTTTACATACATTGATGATCTTGTATCTGGCATAGTAGCGGCCACCCGCAGTCCTAATGCTAATAACAAGACATACAATTTAACAAGAGGTCGTAGCAGAACCCTGCTTACTGCTGCTAAATTAGTACAAACTTTGGTAGGTAAGGGAGTAATTGAAACTAATGAAAAAGATCCAAACTTTCCTAGCCGCGGTTCATTGAACATTGATGCTGCCCGTAAAGATTTTGGGTTCAATCCACAAATAGATATTGAACAAGGATTTAAACAGTACTATGATTGGATAAAACCTGAATGAACAAAACGTATTGCGTATTGCCGTGGGTGAGCATTGCAGTAGATCCCGATGGCAGCGTTAAGCCGTGTTGTATATCACTTGATTCTATTAAAAAACCAGACGGAACCAAATTTAATTTAGGAACGGATAAGATAGAAGAAATATACAACAGTCCACATTATCTGGGAATACGTCAAAAAATGTTAGCAGGAGATAAGGTCCCTGGATGCGATCGGTGTTATAGAATGGAGGAATACGGAGAAAAAAGTCATCGAAAAGCGTACAATGAGGCCTACAAACAATCTATATCTGATGCGGTAGTTGTTAATCCAATAATTCAATATTTTGATTTGAGGTTCGGCAATTTATGTAACCTAGCCTGCAGGAGTTGTAGTCCTAACAATAGTAGTCAACTTGCAAAGGAAGTGAATGAAATAACAGGGTTACAAAAATTTCATTCCAAATATAAACTTAAGACTATCGAATGGTATGAGACTCAGGTATATGAAGAAAATATCAATGATCAATTGCATAATGTAAAACTATTGTATATGACTGGGGGTGAGCCAACCATCATTCAGAAAAATTTTGATACAATGTCTAGACTCATAGAATTGGGATATAGTAAAAACATAGTTTTGAAGTTCAATTCCAATATGACCAATAGTAATCCTAAATTTTATGACTTACTTGGAAAATTTAAAGCAGTAATTTTCTTTGCTAGTATCGATGGTTTTGAATCTATGCAAGAATATCTCCGGTATCCTAGTTCCTGGAAACAACTTCACATGAACCTATGTAAATTACTTACCTTAGGTCCTACCATTCACATTAAACCCTCTCCTGTTATTCAATTGACTAATCTAAATAAAATTGTAGACCTTTTTGAGTATTTTGAAAATCAAAACAGAGTATTGGGTAGATGCGTTTTTGAAATGACTCCAATTCTTTTAGAGTATCCGGATTTTCTTAATCTAGATTGTCTACCCCTAGATTTCAAAATCATGTCGTGGAAGCGCATAGAGGATTGGATCACCACAAAATGCAGGTTTCAAAAAGCAACTTTCCATACAACAATGCAAGCTTTAAAAACTAAATGTTATGAGGATCATACCACGAATATCTTGTTAGACAACTATATCGAATACAACTCGATATTCGACAATCATCGTAATCATCACCTGATCGATGTAAATCCAGAATTACACGCAATACTACACAAATGAACATTTCACATTTTGGATTAGCTCGTCAGTATGCACTACTTAAAGATGAATTGCTTGACGCAAGCCATCAAGCCTTAAAAAGTGGACAACTTATCAACGGAGAGTTTACTAAAACGTTTGAAGAATGGTTAAAAATGAAAACCAGAACTACTTATGCAATCACTGTGCATAGTGGAACTCAGGCGTTAGAAATTATCGCACGTTGGTATGGAAAAAGTCCTGCCAGTACTGGAACAATTCAGTTACCCAATCTTACTTATCCGGCAACACTGAATGCATTTTTAACCGCAGGATGGAAAGTAGAACTGTGCGACACTAATAATCATGGTATCTTCGTTCCAGATGAGATTGGTGGATTTCCTGCATGTGTGGTTGGATTGTATGGCAAACGTCCATCTAATCTTAGATTCGGTCAAGATTTAATAGTAGATGGTGCCCAACACTGGTTAATAGCAAATGGTGCTGTAGGAAAGGGAATGGCAATTAGCTTCGACCCTACTAAAAATCTACCGAGTTCGGGAAACGGCGGTGCAATTGTAACTAACGAATTGGGGCTATATAATTTCGCCCTTGCATATCGCAGTAACGACATGGAGGAACATCTAGGCCCCGGAACGAACAGTAAAATGAGTGAACAGGATTGCGCCCAGATATTAGTAAGAACCAAATATATCGATGCATGGCAATGTCGTAGACAAGAAATAGCTAATTATTGGATAGATAGCTTTAAGGAACTTCCTGTTAGATGTTTATGCGAAAAAACCGATACTACTAGCAGCGTTGCATTTCCTCCTACCGAACATGCTTATCAAAAGTTTGTAATTGATGTAGGGGGAAACCGCAATTCTCTCTATACAAACTTACTCCTAGATGGAATAGAGACCAAAATACATTATGGATATACTTTGGGAGAACTGCCAGTAGCCAAACATCTTCAAATTGACAAACCAGACATGATGAGCGTTAGTATTATGCTTTCTAGGGGAGTTTTAAGTCTACCCATGTATCCCGAATTGACCGACCTTGAAACCGAATACATTGCGGATCAGGTATGTAAATTTTACGATAAATAATAGTATATGTGGATCCTAGATTTTCTTCCTGATGCGTTTATACATTTCCTAGTACTTGCTGGGGCCCTAGGAACCATTGCTGGCTTTCTTTTGGGGATGGTTCCCTTTATTGCGTTATACAGAACCGTAATACAAGTAGTGAGCATATTAGTATTGTCCCTAGGCATCTATCTTGAAGGTGGGTTATCCAATCAGGAACAATGGAGAATCAAGGTAGCTGAACTAGAAACCAAATTAGCCAAGCAGCGAGAAAATGCGGCTAAGATCAATACTCAGATCGTAACTAATACAATCACTAAGAAACAGATAATAAAACAAAAGGGTGAGACGATAATCCAGTACATAGACCGAGAAGTAGTTAAGTTTGATAAATCATGTCCTATTCCGTTGTCTGTTATTACCTCACATGATGCGGCTGCAAAGAATATGCCGGAACTTGTCAATCCAGCCGCACATGATGCTGCTGCAAAACCAGCAATAAGGTTACCTGCAAAATGAGATATTATATAGTACTTCTTTGCGTTTTCATGTCTGGTTGTATCACCTTATCGGGGAAGCAAGATTTTCCCGATGTACCGCCGGTATTACTAGCAAAATGTCCTGAATTAAATACTATCAACAAACCCACTGTTTTATTAAGTGAACTAATGAAAACCGTAACTAACAATTACACCAAATATCATGATTGTGCTGCATCTGTTGAAGCATGGCAACAATGGTATGAGCAGCAACGAAAGAATGCCGAAGAAGAATAAATACTGTTTAACCCGGAAACATTATGTCCACAATTGAAATCATTGATATAGGAGCGTTAGCGAATGACGGAACAGGCGATCCGCTACGTACTGCATTTCAAAAGATCAATAATAACTTTTCGATCTTAAATGCCACTACATTCACTACCTCAACCGAGTATACTCAGGGAAATTCTACACAGGCTATTTTTACGGTTCCGGTATCTGGGTTTACTCAGGGTATTTTTCAAATTCGTTCAAGCAATGTTGCTTCTCAAGACAGTCAGGACATTACGTTATCTGCTCAAATCAAAACAGATTTAACTGGAGTAAAGTTTGTAGGTTACAGCACCACTTTTTCAGGTACTCCACTTACAAATTATGATATGGATGTTCTTAGTGGAAATGTGCGGGTCTTAATAAACTCACTATCGACCGGAACAATGCTGCATTTTATTTCAGCACAAGTTACATACGATTCCCCAGCCGATACGCCGGGTCTCTTGATTGCACCAGACGGTTGGCCAGTAGATTATGTATTGGCGACCGAAAGTGGTCTACAGCTAGAGACTGGCTAATGAGAGCCAAGGAGTTTGTCACCGAAAACGATAAAGGTATTCGACCAAGGGTTGAGAGATCGCTTCCGGCAACCTACATAATTCCTGGCTTGTCCGGTCAAAACCCGTATGAGCAATATAGATTTGGTGTAGCAATGGCCGCATCACACGGTAGAGAACGAGACAAAGCGGATAAGGTCCATCCATACGAAGATGAAAGTAAATGGGGACAACGACAAATTGTGGTTGGTTATGCTATTCCGGAAATAGGTGAATGGATAGATAATGCATTAGAGCAAATGGGAATGACCTCCAAAACCAAAGAATTAATGAGTACTCCGGACAGCGACGAAGAAAAAGATATATCCACCGTAAGTCCTATCAAGCCGTTTCGCGGCTACGAAAAATAATCACACCTAGAAGTTCAAGAATAAGTAGTTTAGACAAGGATCCTCCATGATTGACATTAAAGATACATTAGATTTGATTAAAATTCGATTTTATAATGAATGGCTATACACCGCGCATATCTATGACGAAGGTGACAGCCTATTTCACAAACAGTTAACCACAGAAGTCGTAAAGACGTATGTTGATCCATTAAATATTCCCAAAGATGCAATAATACTTGACTTAGGTTGTGGTCCAGGATATTTCCTAGACGAAATGAAAGAAAGGGGCTATGCTAATGTAACCGGAGTAACGCTCAGTCCGGGCGATATTAAACTATGTCAGGATAAAGGACATACAATTAAGACATATGATTTGTCCTTCCTACCACAAAAAGATGGATACCATTCTGAGAGCGTAGATTTCATTTTCCTACGCCATGCCCTTGAGCATAGTCCGTATCCTATTTTTAGTTTAATGGAATACAATCGATTATTGAAACAGGGCAGCAGAATTTATATTGAAGTACCTGCACCCGATTGTGAGCGTAAACACGAATTCAATCCTAACCATTATAGTATTTTAGGTAGCGCACAGTTAATCGCATTACTACAACGCACCGGGTTTGATGTGAATATTTGCAACAATCTAGAATTCGATTTGAACGTGCCTGACCAAGAAAAACCCGGGGAGTTCAAAAAAGTAAGAGAGAAATTCTACTGTATGATTGCTACTAAAATGAGGCCCTTAGATATCAAATAGCAGTATAAATACTGAATGATTACTACTAAGACCGGAACTGCTGCTTTAATTAAAAATCCGTATGTAAAGACGGTATTCGCAACACAGAAAGAGTTAGATGATTTCGTAAAATGCTGTGACCCTGTAACGGGGCCTATGTATTTTATGGATAACTTTTTCTACATTCAGCATCCGGTCCGTGGAAGTATGATTTATCATCCTTGGGATTTTCAAAAGCGCCTAATAAACACCTACCATAGCGAACGTTTTAGTATTTCGCTAATGCCTCGTCAGTCAGGCAAAACAACCTCAGCCGCCGGATATTTATTGTGGTATGCGATGTTCATTCCGGATTCTACAATTCTTATTGCCGCACACAAATATACTGGTGCCCAAGAAATTATGCAGAAGATACGGTATGCATACGAAAATTGTCCGCATCACATCAAGGCTGGCGCAGTAACATATAACAAGGGATCGTTAGATTTTGAAAACGGTTCTCGTATCGTATCTGCAACTACAACAGAAAACACAGGTCGAGGTATGGGTATCTCGCTACTATATCTTGACGAATTTGCGTTCGTGCGCCCGAGTATCGCAGAACAATTCTGGACCTCTATCGCACCTACGTTAGCAACTGGTGGTAAGGCAATCATTACTTCTACACCAAATTCAGACGAAGATCAATTTGCTTTGATTTGGAAAGGTGCCAACAAAACTCAAGATGAATTTGGTAATGAAACACGATTGGGTGTGAACGGATTTAAGGCATATCGCGCATATTATACAGAACAACCCGGGCGTGATGACAAGTGGGCTGCTGGCATAAAAGCCCAACTTGGTGAAGACAAGTTCCGTCGAGAAATCGGATGCGAATTTATTATTGCGGATGAAACCCTAATCAATCCAAATACTCTAATCGATCTGACCGGAGTTGAACCATTGCTCAGAACAGGTCAAATCCGCTGGTATCAAAAACCAGTAAAGGGTAATATTTATTGTGTAGCCCTAGATCCTAGTCTAGGAACAGGATCTGATCCGGCTGCAATTCAAATCTATGAAGCAAATTCTACTATTCAGGTTGGAGAATGGAAACACAACAAAACTGACATTCCTAAACAGATCAAGTTGCTGGCTGAAATCAACAAATACATAGCTGAATGTACCGGAGAACCTGACAGCATTTATTACTCCATTGAAAATAACAGCATAGGGGAAGCTGCCCTTATCTCGCTAAATGAATTTGGAGAGTCCAATATCCCCGGAATATTCTTGAGTGAACCCGGTAAAAAGCGAAGGGGATTCAATACAACGCAGAAAGTAAAGCTTACAGCCTGTGCTAAATTCAAGACCCTGCTTGAGAGTAAGAAAATGAAGATTAACAGCAAAAGCTTAATTTCAGAGCTAAAGACATTCGTGGCTAGTGGCGGCAGTTATGCTGCTAAAATAGGCGACAACGATGATTTAGTTATGGCTTCTCTGTTAGTAACCCGGATGTTGCAAGTACTTAGCGATTATCACTATAAGCTTGAAGAACATATCCGGGACCATGATGAAATTATCCCTCCCCTCCCATTCTTTGCCGTAATACGCTAGGGTTAGATAAATACTCTATGCCAATTGCTACCAACAATTTGAATAAGAAACTATTTGGACTTTTGAACACAAAGGGATACTCTCCGGTATCTAAGGATTCAAAGGGTCAGACCACTCCGGTGCCTGATGAAGCCGAAGTCTTCAAATTCACCTTCAAAAAGGGCGGAGAAGCCAAGGGCGATGTATGGATCACAATTGATACTTCTCAGAATCTAGTAGTATATTATGACGATGATGTATCCGATGCAGACGAAGGAAACACGTCCGGAACAGAGTTTACCGATTCCTGGACAGGATTCATTCAACATTTAAAGAGTTGGGCGCAACGCCGTCAACTCGGTTTTGAACTAAAAAACAAGAACCACTTAAGCAGCGATATGGCACAGAGGGCGCATATGAAAAAAGAAGAAGCAATCCAAGAAAGTAATGACTGGAAGAAATGGGCTAAGGAAACACCCGATGAGCAGATGAAGCGCAAGGATAAAGAACGTAATTTAAGCTATAACAAATATAATAAACTCTGGCATAACAGGATGTTAGGAAAACCGGATGATTATGATGATGATGGTAAACGTGGTAAGGGCCCAACAGGCAAGACACGCACTGACCGGGCAGCCGCTGCTAAGAAAGTAGATGAAGCAAACACCGGAAAGAAACTCAAATTACAAAAATCACCATGTATGCATTCTGGATGCAAGGCAACCGTAGCATCTAAAG